ATGGAGAAGCTGACGGCAAAGCAGGTAGAGCAGGCCAAGCCCAGGGACACAGCCTATAAACTGGCTGACGGCGGCGGTTTGCACCTCCTAGTGAATCCCAAAGGCGCCAGGTATTGGCGTTACGACTACCGTTTTGGCGGTAAGCGAAAGACGCTCGCCATTGGTGTATACCCCGAAGTCACGTTAAAGGCCGCCCGGCAGAAACACCGCAAGGCTCGAGAACTCCTTTCTAACGATGCCGACCCGGGCGCTGTGCGCAAGGTTGAGAAATTGAAACGCAACCTGGCGGCTGCCGAGAGCTTCCAGGCCTTGGCCTCGGAATGGGTAGAGGTGCGCTTGGCTGACAAGGCTCCGGCCACCAAGAAGCGTAACCAGAGTATCATCGACAACTACCTTGCTCCCTGGCTCGGTAGCCGGCCAATAGCCGATATAGAGCCGCAGGAACTGCTAGCAGCCCTGAAGCGGGCAGAATCCAGCGGCACCATTGATTCAGCCCACCGTGCCCGTCAGATTGCCGGCCAGATATTTCGCTACGCCGTAGTTACAGGCCGGGCTCAGCGTGACCCAAGCGGTGACCTGAAGGGCGCTCTGACCTCTCGCCAGAAACAACACCGGGCCGCGATCACTGATCCAACCGAGGTTGGACGCCTACTTGTGGCAATGGAAGGCTTCGACGGCACCTTTGTAGTAAAGACTGCTCTCCTGCTTACGCCATTGCTGTTCCAGCGCCCCGGGGAGATCCGAGCAATGGAGTGGGCGGAGATCAATTGGGACGCCGCGCAGTGGGAGATACCCGCCGAGAAAATGAAAATGCGCCAGCCCCATATCGTGCCACTGTGTACCCAGGCGCTGGCCCTGCTGCGCGAGATCCAGCCTTTCACCGAACACCGCGGCCTCTATGTCTTTCCCAGCGCCAGAGGCGCCAGCCGCTGCCTTTCCGACAATGCAGTTCGTGTTGCGCTCCGCACCATTGGGTACAGCAAGGAGCAAGTTACTCCCCATGGCTTCCGCGCCACGGCCCGCACCCTGCTGGATGAAGTGCTGGGCTATCGGGTGGACTGGATTGAGCACCAGCTAGCCCATGCTGTGAAAGACGCCAACGGACGCGCCTACAACCGCACCAGTCACCTGGAGGGGCGGGCGAATATGATGCAGGGCTGGGCAGACTACCTGGACGTGCTGCGGGAGCAGGCGAAGTCAGGGAACGTTGTGGTCGCTGCTTTTGGTAAGGGCAGCTAGTGGACACCGTTTATATTTTTCTCGATGAAGGCGGTAATTTCGATTTTTCTGAGAAAGGTTCTAAGTACTTCACACTAACCTGCATAGCGAGAACGCGCCCGTTCTTGCTGAATGGCGCTTTGGATTCTTACAAGTACGATCTACTGGAATTTGGCCAGGATCGGGAGCACTTCCATTGTGCCGAAGATAATGTGCATGTAAGGCGCCGTGTGTTTGAGCAAATATCAGGCCATGCCGATACGCTCAGGGTTTACAGTTTAGTGATCCCCAAGTCAAAAACGGTAGTCCCGATACGCCGAGAGCAGGAATTCTATCCGCAAATGCTCGGATTCCTGTTGCGTGATGTACTTCTTAAGGAGAGTGCTCCGCACGTAAAGGAGGTCATTGTTGTCACTGATACCATCCCTCTGAACAAAAAACGTCGAGCAATTGAGAAGGGCGTCAAAACGGTGCTTGCTAACGTGCTCCCAAAGAGAGAGGTATTCCGCGTTCTACACCATGACTCTCGCTCCCACTATGGGTTGCAGATAGCCGACTACTGTAATTGGGCAATCTATCGGAAATGGGAAAGGGGTGACCTCGAATTTTACGAAGCCATACGGCCGATGATCTACAGCGAATTCGTGATGTGGGGAGAAGGTGAGCAAGTAAAACGGCGGGGGAAGAAATGACCTCCTCGACTACTCCCGAAGGAGAGAGCCCCTTGGGCTCTTGTCATCGAGGAGGTACCTTTCCGGTGCGAGCCATCGGCTCAAAACTGGTAGGGGCGATCCCTGAAGTGGGCATTATAGGAGAAGTTTCCAGGGTTCGTCCATGTCGTAAATTGCTACACAGCCCGCGCTCTAATCGAGGCAAGTATTGTAATGTGTAAAAATACGCTATACATTTGGTTGTAGTGTTACGCGAATGGACAAGAAGGCATATATCTAGAATATGAACAAATCCCGCCAACATAGCCCGCCACATCCGGGAAGCACTCTGCGCGATGACGTTCTGCCTGCGTTGGGCCTGACTGTCACCCAGGCCGCGGGGCAGCTTGGTGTCACCAGAGTTACCCTGTCTCGAGTCCTTAACGGTCGGGCGGGGATCTCGCCGGAAATGGCGCTGCGTTTGGAGGCCTGGCTGGGAACAGAGCGGGGCGGTGATGCGCAGCACTGGCTTGCGGAGCAGATCAATTACGATCTTTGGCAGGCAAAGCTGAAGTTTGAGCCCAAGCACGTAAAGCCGGCGCCGGCCGCTCAGTAAAGATTTTGCCCACCTGGGCAGAAAAGCGGGGGCAACTGGTGGTGAAGCACCAGCGCCCCCTGACCACAAAAACGCCTACAAAGGAGGCGCATCATGGCTACACAACATTCTACCAATAATGGGTTAGAAATCCTTCGCATTCACAGTAGTGTCGAGGCAAAGCGGGAGGCACTTCTGATTGCTGCCGAGGCCGTCAGATTCATTGGCGGGCTTATGGTTACGAATCAGGTTTCAGAGGATGTCCGCTTACGAGAAGATGATATTGAGGGCGCTGCCCGCACGGTTGAAGCTCTGGGCACCCATATCGAGTATCTCGCTGGGAATATGGAAGATGACCTGTCAATACTTCAAAGACTCAAAGAATCCCATGGGGTGTAGTCATGGAACTGAATAATTCAATTTCTCAACGCAATTCCGGGATCTCGTACCTCATAGAACATATTGAGGCGGGGCTTTCAACGCTGCCCGCAGATGTTCAGGAACGAATTAATTCCAATTTTAAACAGCGCCTGGAAAATAGGCTACAGGCTGCCAAGGAGGGCCAGAATGGGCACCTGTAGTTCGTCACAGTCCTTGAAACTCAAAAATATACCGGCTTACGAAATCATCGACGATTCAATGTTCGATCCGGCAGGCCAGTGGCCGCATAACTCTTTCCCTCAAGGCGGATCGGTTCTATATGACCCCCAGCGCAAGGCCTCACTTGGTGACTATGTAATCGCAGAGCACGAAGGCAAGCGAGTTTTCAGGAAGCTCGTTTCGGCAGGTGGTGAGCAGGCGCTCTTACCGATGAATCCGGATCGCGATGAATTTCCGGTTGTGACCCAAAATTTCCAGATTTTAGGCAGGGTATTCCAAATCAATCACGGCCCGTTCCCTGGGCCTTGGTGATATATAGCGCCAGGCTAGCCCCGGGCGGCCTGGCGCGACAGGTAGAAAACCATTCTTTTGGGGGGATCATGACCTTTTCGCTCTTTGGCTCTGACGATCAGATAGAGGCTCTATACGAGGGCTTTAGCGATGAGGGCAAAGCGGAGTTTGACCGAATTGTTGCTGCCTCCGCTGCTGACGAGGCTAACGCAAAAACCGTTGATGATTTTGTCCGTCTACTAGAGGCCGAATGGCAAAAATCCGAAGTAGGCAACGAAAATCACCAAGCCCCCCTTTCTCATAACAACACCTGGCCACACGTCAGGTGTATTCGAAACGAGATTGCTGAAGACTACGGCACACACCTCTCTGAGCTTGATGCCGCATGGAAAAAGCTGTCTGCTGATTATGGCGAATTTTTAAGCCGCGAACGTGACGAGGCATTTGGTAGCACCCCTCTCGAAGCGTTCCTGATGCTCATTCGGCAGGGATACTATCCACCGCCAGAAATTCTTCTCGCTGTAGCTGATTCCTTTGATGCTTACTTCCTCAGCCATGGGGATGTTGAGATGGATAAATTCTTCAAAGAACGAATACGCGGGTATGGAGATTTTGCTACTCGGAGAGCTGCTGAGCACGATAGTAGAGAGTTCTTAATCTTGAAATTCATTAACAAGTATCGGGCGAAGAATCGCAAAAAAAATGTGCCCGATTTGGAGGATGAATATCTTCGAATGAAGGGCAGGAGCACCGAAGAAGCCGGAAGTATTGATGAGCGGGCCCGTAGGCTTCGCGCCAGGGAAAAGCCAAAAAACTAGAATTTTGAGCACGCAACACCCCTTTGCGTGCTCGTGTAATCAGAATGCTCATGTGAATAATAGGGTGTCATGTCAGATAACGCCGAAGGAGGCAGAAGGCATGACGACTCAACCTTCATCACGAGAAACAACTAGCACACCGTCTGGCCATTCGCCGCATTCGGAGAAGTTCCGTCCTGAGTTGTACGATAGCTGCGAGGCTGCAGAATACCTCGGTTACAAGTCTCCAGACACCCTTAGAAATGCAAGACACACCGGCAAGTTGGCCGGCGTAACAGCTCCGCGGTACCGTAAAATTGGAAATCGCGTGGTTTACTCACGTGATGCTCTCGATGAATGGCTCGGCCAATTTGTGGAGCAGACGAACACGGCCGGAGATGCGGCATGAGCGCCGCCCTCCACAACCCCCAAGCCGATCTCCTGCAGCGCCACATTGCTGCCATCGAAGCCCTGATCCTCGATGCCGGCACCGGCCGCCTGCGGCTGGGCGGTGTTCAGGCCTCCGATGAGGTACCCGGCCTAGCCCTCAGGCTGAGTCAGATACTCCGCGGCGCGAAGGCCCAATCATGAGCGCGCACGAGATAGTGAATCGTCTGGAGTTCTGTAAGCCGACTGGCAAAGGGCAGTGGATCGCCCGCTGCCCTGCACACCAGGATAACGGCCCCAGCCTGTCTATCAAGGACGCGGGTGATGGTCGCACGCTGATTCACTGCTTCGCCGGCTGTGGCGCTGTGGACGTTCTGGCGGCCATAGGGCTTGAGGTTTGCGACCTCTACCCACCGACAGACCATTATCGAACGCGCAGGTATAGCGCCCCCGCAGAGACCGTTGACAGCCTCGTCATTGAAATTGCGGAGCATGACAGGGCAAAGGGTAGGAGGCTTTCAAAAGCCGATATAGAGCGTTACAGGGCCGCACTGAAGCGAAGACCACCCAAAAGCGATGCCATTGTAGAGATCGCATACGAGATGGGCGCGCTGAGTTGAGCAAGAGGGCCGCCAATAACGCCACCACCTGGCTTCTCGGCGTGTTTGATAGTGACCTGAAGTCACCACAAAAGCTGGTTGCCGCCTACCTCAGAACGCACATGAATGACTATAAGGAAATGGCTTGGCCAAGTGTCGGGACCATCGCGGATAAAACCGGGCTTAACACCAGGACGGTGCAGCGTCACCTGAAAGAAATGTGCGCCAGTGGCTGGCTTCTGAACAGTGGTTATTCCCAGCTTGGCACCATTCGTTACGCCATATCAACCCCCCCGGCACAGAGTCACCCCCCCGGCATAGAGTCACCCCGGCAGAAAGTCACCCCCCCGGCACAGAGTCGTAATAGGGGTGACAGAGAGTCACCCGAATTAACCAAGAAAACCAAAGATATATATGCGACGGATTTATTGGGTGACGAAATTGACGCATTTGATGCGTTTTGGTCTGCCTATCCCAAGAAGGTGGACAAGAAGAAATCCAAGTCCAAGTTCTCGAAGCTGAAGCCAGATGTGCAGAGCCTGGTTATCGCTAACGTCCAGGCAAGGGCTAAGGCTGATCGGCAATGGCTCGACGGGTACGCCCCCAACCCGACCACCTACCTCAACGGCTCTCGCTGGGAGGACGAGTGGGAGAGGGTGAAGGGCGAAAACGATAAGGCAAACCAAATGATTCACGGATACGACTATGAGTAGGAAATTGCACGATTCCGAGTTCATGCAGCTAGCGGACCTCGAGGTCAACACACAGGTTGAGCAGATGGCCAATCTGTTTTCGCCTTCTGAGTTTTTGGGGCGGCTGAACACCCTGGCGTCGAACGGACGGAACATGGGCGCCTTTCGCCCGTTCTGGGACCAGTGGGGTGACAGGTTCGTCATCCGGCCCAAAGAGCTGTCCATTGTTTTCGGGTCTCGCGGTAGCTACAAGTCCACGGTGGTTAACTACCTGATCGCTGACTGGATTATGTCTGGTGCGGGGAAGGCGGGTCTTATCAGCTACGAAATGGAGCCGGAAGACCTGCTCTTGTTGCTCATTGAGCAGATGGCAAACAGCGTGAACCCGACCTCCGATTTCAGGCAAAGGGCCATGTCCGTGGTTGAGGACAAGTTGCTTATGGTCGATGAGATGGTTGATAGCCCGCACTCGGCTATTGCCAAGATCAACGCCACCCTGGAGATAGGTTGCAAGTTGGTAGTCCTCGATTGTCTTCAGCGGGTGAATATGCCCGATAACAACATAAATCTTGAGCGCGAATTTGTCGTAGAGATCACCAACCTGGTTCGCAGGCATAGCGCTCACTGCATTGTCGTCCACCACTCGCGCAAAGGCTCCCACCACGACGGTGATAACCCAATGCCCGTTGTTGACGATCTGAAGGGCTCAGGCGGGCTTGCTGACAACGCCCACAACGTCATGTCTATTTGGTCGAACAAGAAGAAAAAGGCGCTGGCCTTTAAGGTTGAAAATGGTTACCAGCCCGACGAAGAAGAGCAGAAATTGCTCGAAATGCCAGACGTTCTTCTCGACATCAAGAAGCAGAGAAAACACTCCTTTGAGGGACGCATAGGGCTTTGGAGAACGGAAGCAAGGGCATTCCACCGAAAGGGCGCAACCCCGAGATGTTTGGCATGAGACACCCCGATTACTACGCACTGAGCCATGCCGAGAAGCGGGAGGGAGATCGTGTCAGCAACCGGGAGGTCTGCGGCAGATACGGAGTGGCCGCGTCAGCGGGCGTCGAGGATAGCGGCGATACCGAAGTTGGAGGGAAGGCGGGCCCTGTGGGCGCACCATTCCCGCCAGTTCGCGGCCACATCGTCCCAGCCCCCATGCGCATCGAAATCCCCCGCAGCGGAGGCCAGGCGGCCTGAGCCGCGGGAACTATGACCATCAAAATGACAATTGAGGAATCAAGAATGGAACCAACGAAATTAGTGGAGCTGCGTACCGATAACGTTGCCGTCCAGGGGGTACTTGTGCGTTCTGACAGCGATCACGTCTGGTTGGCCGAGGCCATGTTAAGCCATGGCGGGAAGCCTGCTCGGGATCCTTTGATAAAAACCCTCATCAGGGTGAAAAACTCCGCCGTACGCGCAGTGGCAGAGGTACAGAGTGCCGACCTGCTCTGCGACTATCGAGTGATTACCTCAATCCCTGAAGTGGGCAGCAACTTGTCGGCCTGGGTCGGTGATGAGGAAATCAAAGGCGTTGTCACTTCTCACGAACCCCTGGCGATCAAGGACGGTAACGGCCGGAAGTGGGGACTAAACGAGCCTGACGTACTGGATACCTGGATTGACCGTGGCCGCGCCCGCTCGTTGATAGCTGCCGTCCTGAAACCCCAGGCCCCGGTGACTGCACGGCGCGCCCCGGCAAAACCTGCGGTCAAAGCCGCAGCCCTCCAAAAGTTCACTGTTGAATATGCCGCTGGCAACGAACCGGTACGGCTCGAGGTCGAAGCGGAAGGGCCCGCAGAAGCCAGGGAGCAAGCCGATGAGCTGTGTCGTCTCCGGTACCCTGACGCCTCTTTCCTGGGCCTTCGCGAGTCTGCGTAGGCGAATGGGAAAGTTAAAGCTCAGTTCATGTTTTGGCGGGCGTTCGGAGGTTGGTATTTTGCGCCCTGGCCGTGCGAATCAGTCTGGATCCTTTGGCCAGAAGCGATCCTCTGTGAGCAAGCAGATGAAGTCGTCCTCAATATCTTCGGCGGGTGGGCGAGGTGCTTTCCCGCCCGGGAAGATGAACGGCTCACCACGATGCAGCGCCAACCGCGCCCTGACCCACCAAACCAGTCCGCACAGCGCGACTACGGCAATGCCAATCAAGATAGCGGTTTTCATTTATGGCGGCTCCTGCTGGCCCGGTGGGGCGGTTCTCGTAGAACCAAACCTACTCGCGCGGCAATTCGGCCGCAAGTCGGCACCTCAAAACTTTCAGTTTCAGACAGGGCCCCGCAACGTGCTAGGTTCGGGGCGCTGCTACTTTGATCCTCACTTGGAGAACGACAATGGCAATGTATGACCAGCCCTTCGACCACAAGGGCGCCCGCAATGCCCAGGCAGCGCAGAACGCCATCGACCAACGCCGCTACTCACGACTACAGCGCCCTGCACAGCCCGCGGCCCAGCCTTCCCAGCCAGCCAGGCCATCCCTGGCTTCAAGGGCCGGAAGCGCCACAGCGCGCGCTGCCGGTGCCACCAAGGATGTGTTGACCCGGCCGCGTAATCTGGGCTATGGAACGGTCGCCAAGGCGGGCGCAAAGGCCGCGGCCAAGGTGGGTGGCCGGTTGATAAGTCTCCCTTACCATGCGGCCGGTGCCATCGGCTATTACGGCGGCGACGCACTCAAGGGCACGGCCGGTGCCAAGGCCCTGCAGCGCCCCCTGACAAATGCGATGTCCAGGCTCTCTGGTACCGATGACCTGCAATCCCGGATGTTGTCTGATGATCCGGAGGTTTCCCGCGCCGCGATTGCTGAGTACCGGGAAGGGGAAGCCAATCCATCTTTTCTGAAGCGCACGATGGATAGTGTCACGGGTTACTTCGCGGATGGCGACAACGGGGCCCAGAAGAAAACCCCCGCCCCGAGTGATCCCACATCTCAAACCAATGCCCAGCGCTATGTACCCAGAGCCGGCGCTGAATCGGCGGTTCTTGCGCACACTACTACCCAGGGCCAGACAGCAGGCTCCCAGGTTAATGCCGGCCGGCCACAGCCCATAGAGGGCACGGACTACAGCTACGCCGGCCAGTACGGCGACAGCCAGGTACTTTCCCGGCCCGGCACTCCTAAGGTGGCTGCTCGCAACCGTGACGGCAGCCTGGCGGCCGACCCCAACGCACCGGTGACAGAGTTTACTGATACTCGTACTGCCTTCAGCCGCCCCGGTGCCGGCCAGCCGGCCCAGTCAGAGGAAGCCCGCGCTCAGCAGGCCCGGGAGCAGTACATCGCCAACACCACCGGCAGCGATGGCCGGCGCCACTTTGGCGGTTCAGCGACCGAGCGCCTGCGCAGCCTGCAGATGGCCGAGGCCCGCCGCGGGGATCCAGCCGGTGTTGTCCAGCGCCAACTGGCAGAGGAAGGCCTGGCCCCGGAGCAGCGCGCCGCATACCGCGCCGACCCGGCCGGCGCCTATCAGGTTGACGCCCAGGCCGCTGGTGCAAACGCAAAGACCCAATTGGATGCCTTCAAGCAACAGCAGGACGCGGCCCGTGACCGGCGCCAGGCCAGCCGGGAAAGTGCTAAGGAGGCGCGCCTTGCGCGCCAAAGCTCCCTGGACGAAGCAGATCAGATTCTTCTGCCCTACAAGGAAAGCATGCCCGAGGTCTACTCGCAGTTGATGGCCATCGCCGGCGAGGCTTACAACCCCAACCAGGGCCCTTCAATGAGCCAGATCGTGGGACGCCTGCTCGGCTCAATCGAGACAAAAGATGGTGTACCGGTGCTGGGAGAAGATGGAAGCGTTGTTTTCAGGGAGGCGCCGATTGTTGAGGACAGCGGGCAATTCAGCCTGGATGACTATCTCTAACACCCTTACATTTCACTGGGGACAAAAGCCCAATGGCTACAATCAAAACAGTAATCAATGACGCGAAGCAGTATGCCGGCGAACTGCTGAACGAGGCGCGCAGCCTGGTGAATACCGCCAACGTGGTTGCCCAGGGCCGGGCCTTCGTCAATGTGCAGGAAGTAAGCTGGGAATCAACCGTTGACGCCAACGATAGCTTCCTGTCTGCGACCTTGCCCGGTGACTTTGGTGACACCTTCCAGGCACCGGAGTTGGATATGGATGGTGTTCAGGAAATGCTCGAACCGTATATCCCTGTGTCGCCTGAGTTGCCGTCCGCGCCGCCCGCGCTGGATACCGCCAACCTATTCCGTGTGCAGCCGCCATCCTGGGGCGTTCCTGACTTCACCGACAGCGCACCCAGCATCAATACCAATGTCCCGTTTCCGACCCTGCCAAGCGTGGAGCTCCCCAGCGATCCCGGCGGGGCGGGAGCCGCCATTCAGGTGCCAGAGGTATCACCGCCCACCTTCGATGATGCGATGGCGCTGCCAGATATTGAGCAGACCGACCTGGTAACGGCGTTCAAGGATGCCAGGGGCGAGAACTTCCAGGTGCTGGTGGATGCTGCGGAGTCCTATGCTGACGCTTGGATAGCCCAGTATTGCCCGGAATACTCAACAGGGCTGGCCGCGATTGAGGCGAGGATCACTGACGGCATCGCCGGCGGGAACGCCATGGATGAGGGCTGGGAGAACGCCATGTACGACCGTGCGCGGGTCCGGGTGAACGAGGAAGCCCACCGGTCACAGGAGGCGGTAACCGCCGAGTATGCCCGCCGCGGCTTCGCCATCCCTCCGGGAGCGGTAATGTCAGGTCTGGCCCGGGCGGCTCAGAATACCGGCAGCGCGCTGGCCCAGGCCAATGCCGATATTGTGGTGCGCCGAAAGGAAATTGAGCAGCAGCACCTTCAGTTCGTGCTTCAGTTGTCTACCAGCATCCGGCAGCACTTCAGCGGCGCCATGCAGAACTACCTGCAATTGGTTTTCAGCGCCAACGGCCAGGCTTTGGAGTATGCCAGGGAGGTCGGGCGGTGGGCTTCGGAAATGTTCAACCAGCGCGCCGAGCTCTACCGCCTCGAAGTTCAGCGGTACCAGGCAGAGGCCCAGGTATACGCTGTTCGGCTGGAATCTGCCTTCGCCATCATCCGGCAGTTCGAGGTGCAGATAGAGGCCGAGCGCCTGAAAATTGAGGTCGACCGCAACGAGATTGCACTGTACGAAGCGAAAATTCGCGGCCAGCAGCAGAAGGTAGACCTTTACACCGCCCAGCTTCAGGGAGTGCGCACACGCCTTGAGGCCGAGGCGCAGAAAATGTCCGTGTTCGAGAGCCAGGTGCGGGCCTATGCCGCCCGGGTCAGCGGGAAGGAGGCGGAGTTCAATGCGTACCGCGCCGCCGTCCAGGGCGATGCCGCCAGGGTGGATGCCTACCAGGCCGAAGTGCAGGCCTACGGCCGCCGGGTGGACGCCATTGGCACGAAGGTCAGCGCCGAGCGCGCTATTTCCCAGTCGGTTGCCGAGTACAACCGAGCCATCATCGACCACCGCGACAGCACCATTCGCAAGTATGCGGCAGAGATTCAGGGCGAGTCAGCCCGCTTCGACGCCAGCAGTGACGCCTATCGCACGGCGCTTGCCCGGTACACCGCGGAAGTCGAGGCCCGGCTGCGCCTCATCAACACGAGCTATGAAAAGGATCGCCTGGAACTGAATGCCGCCATTGCCCGGGTAGAAACAAACCTGAAGGCTCAGACAGCCAACGTTGAGGGCTATATCCGCTCCATTGCTTCGCAGGCTGAGATAACGCAATCCGGTGGCAACATCATCGGCCTCATGGCGTCCAGCGCACTGACCACCAATAACACCATGATTACTTCCGAGGAATAGCCGGTAAGGTACCTGTGGGAAGAAATCTACTTGGACAACGGAGCATGAGCGTCAAGCTGACAGCAAAACAGGAGCAATTTTGCCATGAGTACCTGGTAGACCTGAATGCCACTCAGGCGGCTGCCAGGGCCGGGTACAGTAAGAAAACGGCAAAGGACATGGGCTGCCAGAACTTAGCAAAACCCAATATCGCGGAGCGAATCGAGGCGCTGAAAGCCGAGCGGATGGAGCGCATTCAGATCAGCGCCGACTACGTGCTGCAGCGCCTGGTCGAAATTGACCAGATGGACATAGCCGAGATTCTCAACGATGACTTCTCGGTCAAGCCGCTCAGGGAGTGGCCTGAAACCTGGCGCCGCACTCTGTCTGGCGTCGACGTGTCCGAGTATTGGGAAGGGTCGGGCGAGGGCCGCGAAATGACCGCCCTGCTGAAAAAGATCAAGTGGCCCGACAAACTGCGAAACCTGGAACTGATCGGTCGGCATGTGGCGGTAGGCGCCTTCAGGGAGGTCATCGACCACAACCACCGGGGCGAGGTGAAGACAATCACCCGCCGTATCGTGGATGCCGCGGGCGGCACTGGCTGAAACGAACAGGGCGCGCCATTGGTGAACTGGCCGTCCGAGACTGAACACTGTACACCATGGGGGAGAGGGCATGATTGACGAGATTGTCATTCAGGGATTGCACAAGACCATCCGGCGGGGCGACCTGCCCAAGCTGCTGTTCGCGCTACCAGAGGGCGCTGGGGGCCTCCGCTGGCTGGCTGTGAAGTACAACACCGATCAGGCCATCAAGCTGATTCGCTGCCAGGGCGCGCACTTTGTCGGCCCGCTGGAGTCCAGTGCAACGCTGGATGACATTCGCAGTACGGTACTGGCTGCGGAGCAGGGATGGCGCCAGGCGGTGGCGCGGTGGGCTGACGGCCAACTGCAATAGTCGGGGCCTACATGCTCGAGCTTTCCGACGAGGAACAATTGCGGGTCACCATTGGTACTGTCCAGGCCCAGCTAGAACACATCAAGGCGGCCAATGCAGCTCTGCTTGATCGAGTTATGGTGGCAGAGGGCTTACTTCAGTTGGCGATGGTCGGGGAGCCCTGCAACTGCCGAGAGGCGCAGATCCTGCGCAATTGCGTTCTTGCCTTTGGCTTCGAGGATGACTGGTGGCTTGAACGCCCAGGCTACACGCCCGAGCAATGGACGGCCGAGTTTGAGACGGCAGACGCCGAGTTTCGTTTCCAGCATGGAATTGAATACTGGGAAAAGTAGATAGGCTCTGGCCCTGGGCGAACCAGCCTACTACTTCAATTCTTCCCGACTGCGAGGCGCGCCAGGGATTGTTGCCGTAGGTGGAAAGCAGTTCGCCAGCACCTGACGGATCAGCGCCGGCGTTTTCGCGTTCTGTTCTCACTGATGCACTGATGGGGGTGGATGAGGCTTCGCGGAATGCCCTCGAAATCCACCGGCGCCTGGGGCTCGATCGGGGCGGAGTCGCCCTTGAGGTGGTTGCGACGGAGGCGAGCCTTCCTGATGTGATTCGCCAGCGTGCAGAAAAGGATGGCGCCACCGGCCAGATAGAGGGCGTATTCCATAACAATACCGTGTATGTGGTTGCCAGTGCGGTGCGCTCTGATGCGCACCTCGAAGAAATCATAGCAAACGAGGGCCTGGGCCATTTTGGCGGCCGCAAGCTGTTCGGGCAGGACATCGCCATGCATTATGGCCCGTTGTTTTTCCAGCTGGGCGGTGCCAAGGGTATGTGATACTTTCCTGGCAAATCTGCACAGCCAGTTCCCGGAAATCAAAGACTACCGCTATGACTTCAGTTCCAATCAGTACGTTGATAGCCGAGGGAGACCCCTTGACGCCGCCCGATTGGAACGAGGAAAAGGAGCGCCAGGCGCAAGAGCAGCTAAAGCAGGTGAGGCAACGCTGCGCCGAGGAATATTCCTCCAGTCCCTTGTGGAGAGCGAGAGCGGAGCGCGACCCGGAATACTGGAGCAAGTTTTCACCCGGTCGGATTCGCTAGTCCGCGACGGCGGGCTGGACGCCGTATTTTCCCGCGCCCGCCACCCCTTCACCCTTTCTGGCAACAATCCCTCTGACAGCTCCCCAACGGGCGTGACAGCGCAATCCCTACTGGCGCGCCACTGGGATGGAGAACCCGCTTCCTCTACTCGGGCGGCCATTCTCGAGGCGCTGCGCACCAAACAGCCGGATGTAGCGGACTGGCTCCGCGTGAACCGGGGCCGGGTGCGTCGACCCGGCCAGTTCTGA